GAAAAGAGTTTCCTCATAAATTTGAGGTAAAGTCGAAGCCTACTCAAAAAGTAGCTTCCGCTATAAGAACAACGTCCACTGGACGCCGCACTGTGAGACTCACACCTTCACAGGTCGCTATCGCAAAAAAACTTGGTGTGCCGCTCGAAGAGTACGCAAAACACGTGAAGGAGGCGTAATATGACTACAGACAGTAAACAAAAAACCTCACGCAAATTAGAGACCCGTGAACAACAAACTCGTAAAAAAGGTTGGGTTCCACCATCTAGTTTAGATGCACCTGAACCACCAGAAGGTTTTCACCATCGGTGGGTAAGATTTGAATTTAGAGGTAATGCAGACGATAAGAATGTAACCGCTAGACTTAGATCAGGATATGAACCTGTGAGAGCAGATGAATATCCGGACAGGTTAGATTTACCTCACTTAACAGACGGTAAGTTTAAAGGCATTATTGCTGTAGGTGGATTAATGTTAATGAGATGTCCGATTGAAACTAAACTAGCGAGAGATGAATATTTTGCTAATTTAACTGACGATCAGCAAAAATCAGTTGACAACGATCTTATGAGGGAAGAGCACCCCTCCATGCCAATTTCTCAGGAAAGGCAGTCTCGGGTAGAATTTGGTGGAAACAAAAAATCTTAATGGTTAGGATCTATGTCTCTACCAACATTGTCTAAAGGAGACATATTATGGCTAATATAGATGCGAGCTTTGGTCTTCGTCCTTACGAAAGAACAGGCTCAAATTATAATAACCAAGGTGTAAATGCGTATCCGATAAACTTCGATGGGTTAACTACTGGTACTACGTCCTTAATTTGGACGGGAACCCCCGTAATTCCTCTAGCGACCGGTTTAATAGATGTCGTAGGTAACGCTAATGGCGGTACCGTACCTTTGTTAGGTGTTTTTATGGGTTGTAAATATACAGCTACAGACGGAACGCCAACTTGGTCAGCATACTGGCCAGGCTATGCAGCGGTTAAAGCCTCTACAGAAGCTACGGCTTATGTAGCGGATAATCCAAATGCATTATTTGTTATCAATGCTGATGGTGCATTACCTGATAACGCTTTGTTTGCTAATGCAAATTTTGCAACAGCAATTACTGGTACTAATAGTTCTGGCTATTCACTCGGTGAATTAGGTACAGCTACTATTGCATCAGGCTCAGCAACGCTTAATTTGAAAATCGTAGGATTTGATGATCAAGCTTCAGTAAATGCAGGAGCAGTTGATAAAACAGCAGCAGGCCGATTAGCGGTCGTAAAACTTAACGTTCATTATATGGACTCAACATCAGGAATATAGGAGTAAGATATGGCTATTAATAGAGCACAGCTTGCGAAAGAATTAGAGCCTGGGTTGAATGCCCTGTTCGGTTTGGAATACGCACGCTACGAAAACGAAGCTGCGCAAATTTTTGCGCAAGAAACAAGTGACAGAGCTTTTGAAGAAGAAGTTATGTTGGTTGGATTCGGACAAGCTAATGTAAAAGCAGAAGGATCAGCAGTAGGTTTTGATACCGCTTCTGAGTCTTTTACTGCTAGATACACTCATGACACAATTGCACTAGCATTTGCGTTAACTGAGGAAGCGGTCGAAGATAACTTATATGACAGTCTTTCAGCTCGTTACACTAAAGCCCTAGCAAGATCTATGGCTTATACTAAACAAGTTAGAGGCGCTAACGTATTAAATAATGCGTTTACAGTGACTGGTGGGGATGGTGTTACATTAGCTAGTACTGCTCACCCAACTGCTCTCGGTGGAACTTTTTCCAACAGAGCGGCAACTGACGCTGACATTAACGAAACCTCATTAGAACAAGCGATGATTGATATTGCTGGTTTTATCGACGAAAGAGGCTTAAAAATTGCAATGAAAGGACAGAAATTAATTATTCCTGTTAATTCACAATTTATAGCTGATAGAATCTTAGAGTCTACTCTAAGAGTCGGTACTGCTGACAACGACATTAACGCTCTGAAAAATATGGGTATGCTACCAGGTGGTTACACAGTTAACCATTATCTAACAGATACGGATGCATGGTTCATTAAAACAGATTGTCCTAATGGCTTTAAACACTTCACAAGAGCTGCCCTTGCTACTGGCATGGAAGGCGATTTTGACACAGGAAACATGAGATACAAAGCTAGAGAGAGATACAGCTTTGGTTACTCGGATCCTAGAGCTGTTTACGCTTCAAGAGGTT